GTAGCACCTAACCAGTAAAGGTTATCCAATTTCTTAGAAATTTGGTCAGCTTTGTCTTGTAAGAATTGCTGAGTGTAAGGGATAGCATCGTAACCAGCTACTTCATACATCATAGCTTTACCTTCCAATGCGCCAACACATACAGCTTCAGTAAATTCTACGGGTTTAACCGCAATTTCTACTTCGCTGAAAGTTGATGTACCGTTATTTGTGAATGAACATGAACCACCAGCGGCCAATGTTACACTTGAAGAAAGAAATGGAACCAAGCCAGTACCTTTCAAACCGCTAACGATGTTAGCGTAGTTTGCTGTATTACCACGTGTTACAGCTGACACGATAAGTGGGAAACCTTCCTGTTTTGCATAGTCGGTTAATCCTGTTACTACTAAACTCATGTTTGTAAATTTTATTAGTTTTTAATTTTATTATTATTAATTTCTTTTTGGCAGTTTCAAGCCAGCCAAGGCATTTTCTTCTTTAACAGGTTTTCTGGTCTTAACAGGGGCAGCAGCAGGCTGTGCGCTTAATGTTTCAACTTTTTCAACCAATTCTTTGTTAGTGTTGCTTAACGCTTCAACTGAAGCTAACAATACTTCTTCCAATTTTTGGATACGCTCCATCATCTCGTCATAGTCTTTTTTGCCGAAAGAAAATTTCTCTTCTTCAACAACTTCTTCCTCTTCAGCCAATTCTTCCTCTTCAACTGGTTCCTCAGGTGCTTCTTCAGCTTCAGGTGCTTTCACTTCAACAATAACGCCAGCTTCATCAACAACGATGATGTTTCCGTCTTCCATTGTGTGTTCACCAGCTGGTGCCAACACCATGCCTTCTTCAGTTTCAACTTGAACAATAACACCAACTTCGAAAGCATCGCTTTCAGTATAAATCTTGGTGCCATCAACCAAATTTGCTTCAGCGGCAAAAGTTTGTTCGACTACTTCAGATGAAGATAAAGTGATGCCTAAAATTGACGCAATCTTTTCTAATTTATTCATCTTAAATAATTTTATTATAAGCTTATTTTACTGGTAAATATATACTTAGATATATCGTTCCATTTGTTAGCCTTGACCAACGTTTCTTTTAAGATAGTTCTTGCTTCGTTTGCTTCTTGAAGCTTTTGTTTTAGCGTGAACACCTGGGCGTTTCTTAGCTGGTTTAGCCACCCATCGTTTTACTTCTTTGGTTTGTTTTGCTTTAGCCATTATTTCTTCTTGGTTAATTTTTCCATGGTATATTCTAACATATGTTTTCCGCTATAACCAGCGATAAATCCAACACCAGCTAAGGTGTTTTGACCCATACCAAATAAATCAACAATAACAGGTGCGGTATAATTCGCGATGAACGCTGCAACAAGAACTGATAATAGTTGTTTCCACCATGGTAAACCAGGTTTCATCCCAATTAAACTTCCTATCACACCACCAATTATTAGACTAGTGTTTATTCCCAGTGCTTGTAACGTTTCGCTTAGTAATTTCATCCTGTTTAATCTGTTTAATTTTTTGTAATTTTAAGATGGCCTCTTCCATCTTTTTTATATTCTTTTTGTATGCCATAGTTAAATTGGGTATCTTTTTTTATGTTTGGGTCTGAACAAATTATTTAACCACACCTTTCTTCTATCGCATCCACAATCTTCATATCCAAATAAGCGTGCTATAGCGGTTGCAATACGTTTACCTTGTCCAAGTGTCAAGACCTTAATTATAAGCTCTGTAATGTCACCTAAACCCATTAAAAAGTATATTTTTCGTAATCATCTTTGTCAGGGAAGAAGTTGTTATGTACAATTCTTCTCTTCTTGAAGTAGATACCAGAATTATAACCACCAGCTTTTGTGGATGGATATAAATCGTTTGCGCTGTAATCAGAATATTCTGGGAATAAACCTGTGTTGTTGCATAGGTAGTTTGTTAATCTCTGAGTTGACCATTCAGCTTCATCCCTTGCATCATTTCTAATATAGCGAAGTGTCTCTAAATCAATGCCTTCCGTGTAACTATCTTGTGCACGGCTGATACCTTTGTTGGTGAACTTCAATGTGAGTGGTACGATGCTTTCATATAAGGCCCATCCTGTTAAAGCTGGGATAACATAATCTGATAACAATATTGCATAGTTACCAGTTACACCTGTAATTGAACCACCAGCGTTATAAATGTCATCCACTAATTTATCGTAAAGGGCTTTACCCAATACGCTTTGTATTTTAATTGTTTGTGCTTTGCGAATTGCTGATGTAAGAACGTTGTTCTGTACATTGCCACCAATCATGGACATGTCCCTTAGGTAACTTTCGCTTATGAATAATACGTCTGCCATTATGCTGTTGGTTGTTCTGGGTTATTTTGAATTTCAATTGGTTCCAAGTTTACCATATCTCTCACCTCATTCTTGGTTGCAACTTGCAACAATGCTTGTTCAGTTAAGTTGAATGGTAGTGGTTCAGCTTTGATAAAGTCTAATTTAGCTGATGTGCCATTGATGGTTAATATTTTGTGATAAACTTTTAATACGTGTTTTTGCAACTTGTTTATAACTGTTGCATAGTATAAATCATATGCGTCAACAAGCTCAGCGCGTCCACCTAATTGACCAGGTGTTTTAACACCCAATAACATTGGTGATGTTACTTTGTTAGCTGTACATAATGCTTGCAATACAGCTTCGTTTAACACCAAGAATTGCTTATCGCTGTCAGTGGTTTGAATTGGGATAAATGTAGGTGCGCTATCGGCCCCTGTACCAAATGTCAACATGAACTTATGTCCTTTGTGACCAGTTAATTCTCTTTTAACTTGTCTGAATAACTCATCCTGTTCTTCCTCTTCTGGGATGCCTGTATTTATCTGTAAAAGGTAGTTTGGTGATAACTGGTTTTGGATGTTGTTTAGGTGATACATTCCTATCTCAAAATCAATCTCAACATATGGGATGCTTGCGCTGTATTGTGGTATTGCATAATATCTTGCAGCTGGGTTGTATTCTTTGCAAATGTAAATTTGTGATGGGTCTTTTCTTTCATCCATTGAGAATGCTGTAATCTTTTCTGGTGCATACTCATCTTTTTTATATTGTGACCAATCGTTTGAATAATAATAGTGTGTAATTTTACCTTCAGCATCTGGTTTACCAACTCTTAATTTACCGTAATCAATGTGATAAATTTCAGCAATGCTTTGTCTGTCTTTTGACCAGATAATATTTAACGCGTATGCACCATAAACGATAAGGTCCATTAATATTTTATAGCTTATATCATCCAAATTTTCATTTGGGTTTGGCATGTTCATAAACTTGCTAACAATCGCTTGTTGCTCTGCTGGTAAATTCTCTGTGGCAACTTTTAAACCATCACCCATTGCCATATCTTGCTTACCTGTTTGAATGCTTTTGTGTATAGCACTTTTTTCAAGCAAACTAATTAAGTAATCTGGGAATAAATTTTCTTCACCATAATTTATCCAGTCTTCACGTCTGCTTGCAACTTCAATGAGTTGTGGCACGTATAACTTTTCTTCTGAAATTATGTTAATCTTATTGGTCATATTTGACATTTGTATTTAAATATATTTTATTGCGTTTTGGTCATTTTAATAATGGTTCCACTTATTAACTAGGTATTCTTCAACAGCTGTTATTTGCTCAGTTGTTAACAAATCAGAGTAAATCAATATCTCAGCAATTGCTTTCTTACCTGGTCTACCACTATCACCATAGAACAATGTTAATACATCAGGAGCTGAACCAGCGTTTTGTGGAAAGTCAGAGCCAGATATTGTACCATTTAAAGTTACACGTGAGTTGGTGCCATCACCTGTTAATCTTATTGTATAGAATGTGCTATCAGATGCGCTAACAACCGATACATATGGAGCTTCATTTGAATTGTCAATTGAACCAGCTATTTCTTGACTACCACTATTTCTTGCTATAAGAATACCGTTTAACTGGCTTGTTTCCAAGAAATAATTATAGAACGTTTCACCAGCATATTGTGCACCAACAATGAATATTGTACCTGTGGGACCAACATCTGGCAATTGCGCTGATGTGTCCATTCTTCTTGTGTTATCAGTTGTCCAACCACTTACAGTATTTGGTACATTAATACCATTCAATTGTATATCACCATACCATGGTTCATTACCTTCAGTTGTATATAAATGATAACCATTACCACTTTGGTCATTCCATTGTGTTATGACACCACTACCAGATGTTACACCAGCATCAGCTTTGTAATGTGCAACTAAAGAACCTATAACAGGTAAACCACCAGTTCCACTTGTGCCACTTGTGCCGCTGGTTCCACTTGTAGGTATACTAGGTGTTGTAAATGTGGTTGTACCAATTGATAACCCACCTTGAATGTCAACCGTACCAGTGCAATTAAATAAATCACCAGCAACCGCGACATGACCAGCATACTCAATTGTTTCGCTACCAATTGTGATACCTGTAGTTGCTTCAATTGTTAAATTACCATCAATGTGATAGTCACTTGGAATTACTTTGTAATGACCAGGCGATACCAACACATTACCAATTACAATATGCCTGTCTGGTGCAATTGTGTTTACAGTACCACCAGTGGTAACAACTTGTAACTCACCACCAGGTGTGGTAGATATTACGTTCATGTAGCCAGTTGTATCACCAGTGGTGGCTATCGATGGTGATATGTATTGTTGTTTAGCCATTAAGTAATGCTTCTAATTTTGCTTCTAATTCTGCTATTCTTTCTTTATCAGTTTTAGGTGAAACAGGTCTTTCAATTTGTGCAACCTCTTCGCTTGCTAATACGTATTCACCATTCTCATCTTTTGAATAGTGCTGTATTTTTGTGTTAACTAATTGTGTTTGCATATTATGTTCTTGATGTTTGGTAGTACATGTGTGCACCACGTTGGTTATTATAAAAGAAATATGATGATATTATACCTTCCATTGTAGCTGGTAAACTGCTATAAATATTATGATAGCCTGTGTACCAGTGACTATTACCATCAAACCTGTTACTAGATGTAATTAAACGTGTATCTTGTGTTAAATATTCTGGGTTTTGGATGGTTCTACATATCTCAAATGTTCTGGTTTCTTCAGAAGCAAAAAGGACATACACAAAGTATGTGTTTCTTGTTGAACCTGTGTTTGTAAAATCATAATCCCAGCTGATAAATTTATTATCCGCATCATCATGTGTAAATGTCAATGTTTCCGAATGTAATAAATTCCATGGTAAATATGCATTTGGGTGTTTATCGCATATAATAACTTTAAATGCAGCTGTACCAGATGAGGTATAATCCATCATATAAAAACCAACCTTTTCGATGGTTTCACCAGCTTCCAAAAACAATGGTTGAATAAATCCAAATTCCTGGTTATCATATTGACCACCCGAACCTTGGTCAAGGTCATTAGCATCGCCATAGATAGCACGCCATTGAGTAGCACTGCCATAGATAGTTGGTTGTGATGCCGCAATACCAACTTGTTGTGTTTGTAGCGTATCACCACCGCCACCACCAGCGGATGTACCACTTGTACCAGCACCACCAGCAGGGCCGACAGGGCCAGATGCACCGAATGATACATTGCTAAATCCAGCACCTTGGGTGTAAATAGCTGCATCCATAAACAATGTACCTAACTCTGAACGCGATGTTGTATGTACCAATGTACCATCGATGTAATATCTTACGTTTTGAATGTCATAATTAATTAAATAACGTGTTGTTGATATAGGAGCTGAACCATGTGTGTAAACCACGGTACCACTTTCAATAACAACTATGTTCGTACTACCAGAATATACACCGATACCATAATCAATAAATGTCGGGTCATTTGTTGTGATAGAGCCACTTGACATACCAATCAAAGCAAGACCAGTTGTTGATAAAGGTGTGCCACCAACATATGCGCTTCTGAAGCCTTGTAATGAATAAAAACCACTATTCCAGCTATCACCACCACTTGTTTTGGTAAAGATGTTACCAGATGTTTTTGTAATGTTTGCTGTTGTGGTTACAGTATAACTTGCCAATCCTTCTTGACCACTTGAACCAGAACTACCAGCAGCACCTGGTGCGCCAGATGAACCGCTTGAACCTGTTGCTCCAGATGAACCACTTGTTCCATATGTTTGTCCACTTGAACCAGAACTACCATTAGCACCAGAACTACCAGCAGCGCCATCAACACCGTTTATACCAGACGTACCAGATGAGCCATTGGTACCATTTGAGCCAGCCGCACCTATATCACCTGGTGCACCATCTTGTCCACTAGTTCCACTCACACCACTGCTACCAGATGAACCTTTGCTACCGTTTAAGCCAGAGCTACCAGACGAACCTGTGAACGCGCTACCACTTGTTGAAAACACAATGGTTTGTGAACCACTTTTAACGGCTGGTAATCCATTTTCGTTTATAAAGAAGGCATGCTGCCCTTCGTTTGTTGTTACACCTGTGGTGGCACCTGTGTACATTAATATTTTTGATGACATATTATAACTGTTCTTTTAATTTATTTAATTCTTCTTCAAGCTTCGCAATTTTTTCAGCTGGGCTTTCTTCAGTTGGGATATCCTCAATCTCAACTTGTTCATAGCCGATAACCACGTTATGTGGTACACCAAATTCGTTTATTTGTGTTTCGTAAATCTCTCTTTGTGCTATCATAATTTATGCGAATGTTACCATGGTTGATAAAGGTGCGTAAGCAGCACCACTACCATAAAGTGTGTTAGTACCACCGAATATCGCTGCCAATTCAGCCGTTGTTATTGTTTGTGGTGGTAAATTACCTGACATGCCACCTTGTGCAACCGTCTTAAAGCCACCACCTTGTAAACAATGTAGTTTACTTGTATATAAACCTTGTGTTGAAAGCGTTGCATTTGACCAGTTTGGTGAACAGTTAAGCACATCATAGGTTACCAAAGTAGGTGTTTTACTTAATCTACCCCATGTACCAGTTGTTGAGTTTGTGCTTTCAAACTCAACTATCATCATAAGCATTCCATCTGGTAAATAGAAACCAGCATTACCATCAGCATCATACATTTGTGTATGACCAATTGTTGATAAACCACCACCAGCTGGTATTGTTATCACAGCTGAATAACCTATCAATGTTTCTGGTAATGGTAAATATGTTGACTGAGCTGCGTTTGCAGCTGAATAACTTATAGTACCACCACCGTTATTTGTGTAACTATTTACAGATGGGTATCCAAATTGAAAATAGTTGTTCGCTACGTATGTACCATAGTAAGTATTCAAGTCCGTAAATGAATTTGTTGTACGACATTGATAGAACATTATTCTTAACTTGGTTTCAGCTGTTACAGTTGCGTTTTTGTATGGTAATATCGTATTAATTTTATTACCACCAATTCCACCTAAAAATGGGAAATAACCACATTGTAAAGTACCGTGGGTTGTATCCAATTGTGCTAAAGTTACCTGTGAACCAGGTGATAAATTATCGTTTAAGAACATTCTATTATTTTGAACAGGTACGCGTCCAAACAAGTTCTTTTTAACATTAATTAAGGATATTGTACCTGGTGTTGTTACCATTGAACCAGTTAATCTATCACCGAATAAGTCATTAAAAGCTACGCTAGGTGCAGCCAATGGGCCAAATGCCACGCTTGTAAATCCAGCACCTTGGGTGTAGATAGATGCATCCATAAACAAGTTACCAAACATCGGTCTTGGTGTTACATATACTTGAACACCATCAATGCTATATCTTACATTTTGTGTATCATAGTTGATGCTATATCTTGTTGATGATGTTGGTGCAGCACTATGTGTATAAACCACCGTACCACTTTCAATAACAACTATGTTTGTTGACCCAGAATAAACACCGATACCATAGTCAATGAATGTTGGGTCTGTTGTTACAGCACTACCAGATGACATACCAATTAAAGCAAGGCCAGTGGTTGATGAAGGTACAGCCGATACATAAGCACCAGGGAAACCTTGTTGTGCATAAAAACCTGCATTCCAACTATCACCACCGCTTGATTTGGTAAATTCGTTACCAGATATTTTATCAACGTTTGCTGTTTCAACAGTTGTGATATTACCAAAACCATCTATACCACTTGTACCAGATGCACCGCTAGAACCACTTGTACCGTAAGCAATTCCACCAGTACCTGTATTATATTCAACAGCCATCCATTCAACTGTATCAGAACCAGTATTATCTGTTTGGAATGTAAAACCTGTTACGCTTTTGCTAACAATTCTTAAATAATCTTGGTTAACGTTTGCATAACTCTCCATTGTAAC